TGATGTCCTGACTTTAGTTCCCAATCTAATATACTATCACATGGTATTGCACCTAATACATCAATGCAAGGATAATGTTTTAGGTGATTGTGTAGCGACTGTAGATAGGATGGATATAGAAAGTCATCTCCATCTAACTGAGAAACATAATCATTATCACTTTCCAAGAACACGTCAAGACATGCGTTCTTACCTTTGCCTGGCTTTCCATTACTTTCGCTGTTTACCACACGAAACGGTTGGTCTAGTTCCAACACCTTTTCATAATATCCTTCATGGATACTATTCACTACAATTACAACTTCCCACTCTATAGGGGTTATTCGTATGACACCTTGTACAGAGCGAATAATTCTTTCTAGTTTAGGAATGTCATTGGAGGTTAATAACGTGGTCATCAACCTCATTATTCTGCCTCGAAGAAGAATGTCTGAAATAAACGTCCATCAAATTTGTCAGTACCGAAGCCCGGCACAACACTTCTGTGATAGTACATAGCGTCATATATGACTAAACGATTATATACATTCTTTGCTTCACCGACGATATCCCAATCATCTTCAACTAATTGAAACTCATTGAAGTCTACTAGAGCATCGGGGCTGTGTCTGGATAGACCTGTCTGTCTGTGTTTGTATATCGCAGTACCGGAATCTAGAGGAGCATTAGGAGTTAGGTATATGACGGCCGCATATGACATTGCGTCGTGATGAATCCAAGTTGTGGATTCTTCGGTGGTGTACTGAAAGGAGGTGTTATATCCATCTAACGGAAAATGGGTTATGGTTTTTCCTATGATCTTCCCTAGAGAAGATTGCATAGAATCTGCATACCCACCATCGTTGCTACATGAGGCAGTTCTTAAGCCAGGATAGTTACCTGACACATTAAAATTTTGACTTAAGGCGTAATCCCGAACTGAATCGGGATCCGCATAGAAGTCTTCAACAATCGTAAACATAATAAATCCAATGAGCGTTTCATTTATAGGGCCCCGAGAATTACTCTTCGTCGGTTACCTGAGTCGTATATCTTAATATTAGTACTAGAGAATTCTATTCGTTCTCCAGTTGTACCAGTATTTAGGATACCACTAAGATCCAAGAATCCTTGGTTATTAGTCAACTCAACAAACGTGGAGTCAGTCGTAGTGTTTATTCTATCTACTGTAGCACGGAACACCCTACCACTATTAATATGCCAATATATATCACCGATGTAAACAGTATTAACAGTACGGAAAGCTCTTATGGTCGCAGACGCTGTAGAACTTACGTTAGTAGGGAATGTGGTATTTGTATCAAAGACAACTGCATTACCAAATCCACCCACTGGGCCTTGAGCACCAATCGCACCAGATACACCTTGTCCACCTGTGTTGCCTGGAGCACCTTGCCCTCCTACTGGCCCTGCTCCACCTTGGCCACCTTGTGGGCCATTGTTACCAACTTGACCCTGTGATCCTACTGGCCCGACTCCACCTTGAACACCTTGTGGGCCGTTGTTACCTACTTGTCCTTGATTACCTACTGGCCCGACTCCACCTTGAACACCTTGTGGGCCGTTGTTACCAATTTGTCCTTGTGCTCCTACTGGGCCTACTCCACCCTGAGTTCCCTGTGGGCCATTGTTACCAACTTGACCTTGTGCTCCTACTGGGCCTACTCCACCTTGATCACCTTGAGGCCCGTTGTTACCAACTTGACCTTGTGCTCCTACTGGGCCGACTCCGCCTTGAGTTCCTTGTGGGCCATTGTTACCAACTTGACCCTGAGCACCAACGCCACCGACAGCACCTTGGACACCTTGTGGGCCATTGTTACCAACAGCACCCTGAGAACCTACTGGCCCGACTCCACCCTGAGTTCCCTGTGGCCCATTGTTACCTACGGCACCTTGTGAACCAACTGCACCAACGCCACCTTGATCACCCTGCGGCCCATTATTACCTACCGCACCTTGAGAACCAACTGCACCAACTGCACCTTGAGAACCTTGTAGACCATTGTTACCTACCGCACCTTGGGCACCAGTATCACCGACAGCACCTTGATCTCCTTGAGCACCATTATTACCCACTGCACCTTGAGCACCAACTGTACCGACAACACCTTGAGCACCCTGTGCTCCATTATCACCGATAGCACCCTGAGAACCTACTGGGCCTACTCCACCTTGATCACCTTGTGGCCCATTGTTACCAATAGAACCTTGATTACCTACTGGGCCGATAGTACCTTGAGAACCCTGTACACCATTATTACCCACTGCACCTTGAGCACCAACTGTACCGACAACACCTTGATCACCTTGTGGGCCAATAAGACCTACTTGTCCTTGTTGTCCAGCAACACCCTGTGCACCTTGATCTCCTTGAGCACCTATAGGGCCTGCATTACCTTGTATTCCTACAACACCTTGAGCACCTTGTTCTCCAATAACACCTTGAAGACCAAGTTGTCCTTGCGGGCCTGCGTCTCCGGTATTTCCTATTGGGCCTTGTGGGCCTGGAGTTGTTCCTGCAGCACCCTGCGGCCCTGCGTCTCCTGCATTACCTTGTGGGCCTACTGGGCCTGGAGTTGTTCCGGCAGGGCCTTGTGGGCCTGAGTCGCCTGCATCACCTTGAGCACCAGCATCACCGATAGCACCTTGAGGGCCACCGATACCTGTAGATCCGACAGCACCTTGAGCACCAGCATCACCTACTTGTCCTTGAATACCTTGAGCACCATCAGCACCTACTGCACCTTGGCCACCTAACTCACCAACATTACCTTGTAGTCCAGCTGAACCTTGTTCGCCTTGATCACCCTGTGCACCTACTGGGCCTATGTTACCTGTTAGACCAGTTGCGCCCTGAGTACCAGTAGCACCTTGAGAACCTTGTTCACCAACGTTACCCTGAGCACCCACAAATCCTGTAAGACCCTGTGCACCTTGAGAACCAACTGCACCGACATTACCCTGTAAACCTTGAGCACCATCATCGCCTACTGCACCTTGTACGCCCTCTTCTCCAATGTTACCTTGGATACCTTGATCGCCAATAACACCTTGATCACCCTGTGCACCTTCTGGCCCAATGTTTCCTTGGATACCTTGAATTCCTGTAGAACCCTGAGAACCTTGTGCTCCTGCTTCTCCGATATTTCCTTGAAGTCCGACAACACCCTGAGCACCTTGTTCACCTTGTGGGCCTTCGTCTCCAATATTACCTTGAAGTCCGACAACACCCTGAGAACCTTGCTCGCCTTGTGCACCAGCTTCTCCTATGTTTCCTTGAAGTCCAATTATACCCTGAGAACCCTGTTCTCCCTGAGACCCTGTCTCGCCTGGATTTCCTTGAAGTCCGACAACACCCTGAGAACCGATATCTCCTTGAGGCCCTGTCTCGCCTGGATTACCTTGAAGTCCGATTATACCCTGAGAACCTTGTTCACCTTGAGGGCCTTCATCGCCTGGATTACCTTGGAGACCAGTAATACCTTGAGCACCTTGTTCACCTTGCGGCCCTTCTTCGCCTGGATTTCCTTGGAGACCAGTAATACCCTGACCACCTTGAACACCTTGAGGGCCTTCATCGCCTGGATTACCTTGAAGTCCGGTTATACCTTGAGCACCGATATCGCCTTGAGGCCCTGTCTCGCCTGGATTTCCTTGTATTCCTTGAACTCCCTGCGGCCCTAAAACACCTTGCCCACCTTGAATACCTTGACCACCTTGAATACCTTGACCACCTATAGGCCCTGGCCCACCGATAGCACCCTGAGGCCCGATAGGCCCTGCGGTGTTTGCAATCAGGGTGTTGATGTCAGCAATATCTTGAGTAAGATCTGTGGTTGACGCGTTTAAGTCAATTAGTATAGTATCGTGTTGAGTAACACGAGCGTCTAATGATGTTATATCTGTAGCGTTTGTAGCAACGTCACTGAGATCGATTCCACCTAAGATATTAGTAACAGAAGTGTCTATGTAATTAGAGACGAACGCTAAAGTTACACCACCCTCACCAGAAGGTAGTGCTGCTACTGCGAATAGTTCGTTGAAGTTAGAATTTATTTTTTCGCTGGCGATCCGGAGAGTATCACCCGATCCGTCGTTTGCCGATCCACCAGTATTTAAAATTTGTCTTGACATTGAGAGGTTCCGTTATTTTAGTCTGCACCGTCTAAGGTTTCGTATTCTTGAGATAGATCTAACCCTTCATCATCTAGTGTTGGTGGTCTTACCCCAGCCCAATCTGCGACTGTGACAAAATCATCTACCAACTGCTGTAGTGTTTGTGTTTCATATCGGTCTAACGTCTCAAGAGAACTTACGATGATACCTGTGCCAGTATCTTTCTCATTCTGTGTACGTGCATCAATCGCGTCATTCTCTTCCATAGTAAGTAGAGAGTAAGTTGCTTGAACATGAGTACCTAGTTGAGTAGTTTGAAGTTCGATTGCATAATTAGGTACTTCTAATGGATCTGTCACATCCCCTGCGTCCAACCCTAGGTCAGCAGAACCTTGGGTCTGAGTTTCAGCAGCAAGATGGAATCCAGCTGGATGTATTAGCTTAGTATATAGTGTTTCATAATCAATGAAAGACAGACCTGTTTTCAAAAGAACTGAAAATATCTGGTACTTCTTATTGTCTTGAATAAAATGTGAAGACTTGGGCCCTATGAAGGAACCCCCTAATCTATCATTCAACTTGAAGATGCTTCTCTTAGGATAAATTACTTCAACGTCTTCATTGTAGAATGCTTTAAAAAACTGTTCGATTGATCTTTCGGTACCCTTACCGCGATACATCTCAGCGAGAAGTCTTGCCATCAATCTAGGGCTCTGGTAGAATGATGACGTTTCTAATCCGTCACTGATCTCTCCTATCAGACTGTCTAAGTGCTTAATCTCTGTAGATGATATATTTCTTATATCAAACAAATCGTGGATCTGATCAATTACTGAACCAGTTCCGTCTTCTCCGGAATACTCGTAATACTTCTCTAAGAAGGATACCAGTTGAGGATACTCTTCCTGAAAGAATGACGGTAATGCCTGAGTGACCTGATTGCGGTTAAACTTAACATCAGATCTATATTGTTCGTTTATAAGATTTGACATTATACTATTACCTTAGTTGCTCCAGCATCAGCGTAACCTGTCGTCGACGACAGAGATTGGTCTAAAGTAACAGTATAGTTACGTAGAGGGTTAAGTGTACTTTGGTTAGCAGGGACAGCAGATATCTTGATACCTGTACCAGTATATCCATTCTCATCAATCCTTACTGCATTAAGATATACTATACCTTTGTCTGCATCGTACGAACCAACGTTAGGTATCTTCACTACATCATTAATATCTACTAGTTGCAATTTATTGCTACCTAATTTGTTCTTGATAGAAACGTTCTGTCCGTTAGACTTAAATATCGACGAGGCGATTGAATGATCATCGTTGTCCGGTGATGCTAACTTGAAAGGGAAGTTTACTGTATGTTCTCTCTCTAGATAATCTAAAATAGATAGAGGAGTAGGAAGTGCCTGTCTGACAATATTTATGCTAGCAATTTCTTCTGAAACGTTGATACGTTGTTGTACGCGAATCGACATTTTAGAGTTCAACACTGCGCTCGATAGTTCGTCTATCTTAGCTAATAGGTTAGACCTACGGAAGATAGCACCAAACTTAGTCGTAGTGTCTGCCATGTACTGAACGATGTATCGATCTACCTGTCCCTGTAACGCTTGAGTAGTCAAAGGATTCTTAATAGGATCAATGTTAAATACCGTGGTCAACTCCACGAACGTTTCTGCTGGAGCAACAAACTCAGTGTCTATAGACATGATAGAGAGGTTACCTATCAACTGATCTTTAATATCCGCTTGCACCACGGCCTGAGTAGCTGATGGTAGACCATCTGCAAATTTTAAGCTAATAAATACTTTACCGTACTGCGGAGGTACGTTTTCATTACCACCCCATGTAATAACGTCGTCGACGTAAGAACTGTACCCACTTAATATACGGGCGGTATAGTCACTCGCGGTAACCAGTCTGTTCTGCGTAGTGAACACACGTGGAGCATTCAACTTAATCGAGTTGATTGATTCCTTTTCTGCACCACCTGCCGAACCTGCTACCAACCCTACAGTGATATTCTTACTAGGATTATCTAGAGTTAATGCGGTAGAGAATGATATCGCACCGTTAGCACTTGCACCTCTAGAAGAAATATATTCTACTTCGATTCTATTGTTCGCTAATGGAGCAGCACCCAGAATGTTTCCGTCACTAAAGAATATCTCGTACTGACCTTTAGGGGTTTCACGTACGATGAATACTCTTGAGGAATCGGTCACGGTAGCAACCGTGTTTATATCGCTGAAGGTTTCGAAGCTTGTTGATAGATAGTTATCATATACACGAACACTTATAGTGGACACGTCCAAAGTATCATCCGGTATCACATACACCGCACCAAGAGAGTCTTTGTCTACGATGAATGTCTTTGTCTTCTTAACACCTTCCTTTAAAGTGATCGTAGATTCCCCCGAAGGAGTATTGAAAACATATGTACCCGACTCATTAGAAGCAATACACCTTTCTTGAGTAGTAAAGGAATACACATTGTTGCCGACCGACGCACTAAACTCTGTACCCGAAGGTATGGTTAGTGACGCGGCCCCAGCAGCGTTGTCAGTAATAGATAGTGACACGAGTGCGGTAGATGCTACCCTAGACTTAGGTACATACCCTAATGACTCTGCGTGAGATACCACCGATGAACGTAACTGAGCGGATGACAAGAATGATTCGTTGATCGCCATGTTTGCGGTCAGAGCATTGATGTGCGTATTATGCGCCAATACATCTAGGATGTTAGAGAGTCCACTCGCAGAGAAGTCGTAGTCACGAAATTCTTCTTGTTGTTCGAAGTGCGTTTGTAGTTGAGATTTGATTTGGAAAAAATCTAACTCAGAATTCTGTATAGCCATTTATCTAGTCCTTGCAATATTAACGTTCAACGTAACAACTTTTTGTGTATTGACAACTTCAAAAACTATCGATATGTCCATAGAGTTATAATCTGGTCTAATGGTACTTCTAATAGTTTGTATTCTTGCTCTTGGTTCGTACTTTTCTATAGCATAACGTACGTTACTTTCTACATCACTACTTTCTAGATCCGTAGACAGAGAAAATAGAAGATCATTAAGGTTACCACCGTAATAAGGTCTAAAAGGCAATTCGCCATGGTTAGTCATCAATAGGTTCTTAACTGATTGACGAACAGCAGCGGCATCTGTCTTTTTGTATATTCCTGTAACCGGAGAAGCTTCGAACGTACAGTCTATATCCGAATACGTACGAGATACCGTAGTAGTGATCGGAGCGACCTGTAGGTTACCGTCTTGGATAGAGGAGACTTTATTGGTTGACATAATGGTTAATCTCTTTTAGTACTATTTATACCTATAGCTATAGGTTCCTTTTACTTTTTATATCTCTAATGGCAGTCTTAATAGCATCTTCTGCCAGTACCGAACAATGTATTTTCACTGGAGG